GCCTGGAGCGCCTGGAGCGCCGCCGAGAGCGCCGCCCGGAGCGCCGCCGAGAGCGCCGCCCGGAGCGCCGCCTTAGAAGGATTTGGGAAGAAACTCCTGGCATACATGCGGGGTGACAAATGAGCGACGACCACAAGCGCGAGGGGCCGATGAACGTCGGCAACGTCATCGAGGAGGGCTGCATGTGCCCGAACTGCCGCATGGGGCGCATGGAGGAGAAGCTCGACATCGTGCTGAGGCTGGTGCGCAAAATAAACGCGCAGACGGCGCGCACGATTGCGGAGCTGATGGAGCCGGAGCCGAAGAAGCCCGTCGACCGCAAGGCTCTGGAGAAGGCGGTCGAGGACGCGCTGTCGAACGTGGACGACCCGATGAGCGACAAGGCGCTCGCCAAGCGCATCACGGACGATATAATGGAGGTGCTGTAGATGGCCGACGATGCGACGTGCCAGGCGTCGAGCAATCCGGGCGTCTCATTTATATCTCCCGAGACATATCTCGGATATAATGAGCAGCAGGATATTGGAGTGCCTCAACTCAAACCAACTGATACTCAGAACGACCAGGGCGACGAGGCCGACAGGAAGCTCGCGGCCGTCAAGAAGGAGGGCAAGCAGAAGAAGGTCTAGAGGAAAAATAGCGTATATATATATTTAATATTTTATATATATATATGTTATTTTTTCATTAGATTGATTTGATGGATGGGATAACGATGGGACGACGAAAGAAGTTGAGCGCAACCGAGCATCAGATGATCAATGTCACCGCGAGCATCAAGGAATATTGCGGAGCGCATCCCGAGTTCAATCTCTCGGCCTGGGTTCGTGAGACGTTCGACCGGGAGATTATACAGATTCATCCGATGCACGCGAAAGCCCTGTCCTGGAAGGCGAGGCGCTCGGAGGCGCGAGCCGCCCTGGAGGGTATCGAGGCCGAGGCGCACAAAGACCTGGGCGGGAACCTCGACGACATCCTGCTCGTCGTGGAGACCGAGCAAGCGACGAGCGCGAGGATTCGGGAAGAGGAACGATACGAGTCCGAGGCCAGGGAGCTGCGCAGCCTGTGGGCGCGCGTCAGAGGCCTCTACGATCGCAACCTGCTGAGGCGACGCTTCGACTTGCTCGGATGGCTGACGCGCGATGCCGCGGCCCTGCGGCTGCCTAGGCTCGCCGTATCGCCGGCAGAGGCCCTCAAGCTGCTCGACTCGGGCAAGGAACCCGCGAGCCTGTCCGGGATTCAGCGGGGCACGGTCGAAGCGTATCAGGTGGCAAAGATAGAGCGGTGATGGGAAATGGCGAAATCAGATTGGGAGAAGATGACGGACGACGAGCCAACGGTGCGCAAGGAGGCGAAGCACTGGGGCGCGATGCTCGGCCAGGCCATCGCTCATTGCAGGAAGCCTCGGCGGAGCGCGGAGGCGGGCCTGGAGGCCAGCCCGGGGTCGCTGACCAATGGGAACGAAGTCACTTATCAAAGCGGGGGTTCCCCGTGAAGGCCATTCTCGATGCCTGTTGTGGTGGTCGGGAAATGTGGTTTAATAAGCACCATGATGCCGCTCTTTACATCGACATAAGGAAAGAGGGCCCTGGAATTAGAAAAGAACGGCCATCTTTCGAGGTTAACCCAGATGTGATTATGGACTTTCGGGCTATGGATTTTCCTGACAAAACATTCAAGTTGGTTGTTTGGGACCCGCCGCACCTCGCAACGCTTGGGGCAACGAGCATCTACCGGAAAAAGTACGGCTGCCTTAATGCTCAAACGTGGCAGTCCGATTTATCAAAAGGTTTCTCCGAGTGTTGGAGAGTGTTAGATGACTATGGGGTTTTGATATTCAAATGGTGCGACCAGGAGATTCCCCTGAAAAAGTTGTTAGAATTGTTCGGGCAACAACCACTATTCGGGCATAATACCGGCTCCAACTCTAAAACCTATTGGGTCACCTTTATGAAATTTCCCGAGCCATCGACGGAACCCGCCAAAGAATGCATCGCTCCGCCCGGATGGGCGGATTCCCTCAACGATAGCACGGGGAACCGTAAGGGCGGTGTAAGCTGTCCAACTAACCAATCTGATGAACTAACCCAGGTTACTTCACCGGAGGCGTCGAAGTGAACGACATCAAGGGCGAGCTGCGCAGGAAATGGTCCGGCTTCTTTGACGCGGCCGAGCGATGCCAGGAAATCAAGCGCGTCGCCGACGCCTATCCCGTCGTGAGAAGCCTGGTGGTGGAATACGCGGACCTCGACCATTACGACCCGGACTTCGCGGCCCGACTCTTCACCCATCCGCGGACGATGCTCGCGGCGGGAGAGCGAGTAATCAAGGAACTCGTCCCCGCGGGCTCGCCCGACGGCGTGGACATCGTCCTCCAGATTCGCGGGCTGCCGAAGGACCGACGAGTAGAAATCAGAGACATCCGCGTCGGGCATCTCGGCAAGTTCGTGAGCGTCCGCGGCCTGATCAAGCGCGCGACAGAGGTCCAGCCGCGATACACGACGGCGATGTTCGAATGCCTGCGCTGCGGCCGGCACATCCCGGTCGAGCAGGTGGATGACGTCCAGGCAGAGCCGTTGGAGTGCATCAAGGACGGCATGATGGACCAGTTCGGCAACAGCGGATGCGGGCGCGTGAGCGGCTCGACATCCTTCAGGCTCGTCCCCGAGTTCAGCACGTTCATCGACTCGCAGAAGATTGAGATTCAGGAGATGCCTGGGGAGGCGGCGGACGCGCAGTCCGCGGCGCTCGTGTGCATGGTTGAGGGCGACCAGGCGGGCGTCGCCAGGGCGGGGGGCCGGGTAATACTCAACGGCGCGGTGAGATGCCGGACCAAGGGCAAGCGCAGCGAGCGGAGCAACACGACGAGCATCTTCCTGGACGTCAACACCGTCGAGAGCCTCGACGAGGGGATGGCGGACATTGAGATAACGTCGGAGATGGAGGCAACGCTGAGGGGCATCTCGCAGTCCCCGACGCTCGACGCGGACCTCGTGGGCTCCATCTGCCCGACGATACGCGGATACCCCGTGGAGAAGCTCGCCATCGCGCTGCATCTGTTCGGAGGCGTGGACAAGCACATGCCGGACGGGACGGACTTGAGGGGCGACATCCATCTCCTCCTGGTCGGAGACCCCGGTACCGCGAAATCTCAGATACTCAAGTACGTCTCAAGGCTCTGGCCGCGCGGCATCTACGCCTCCGGAAAGAGCACGTCTTCGGCGGGCCTCACGGCCGCGGTCGTGAAGGACGAGTTCGGCGGGGACAGATGGGTCGTCGAGGCCGGCGTGCTCGTGCAGGCGAACGGCGGCGGGGCGTGCATCGACGAGCTCGACAAGATGACGGAGCAGGACCGAAGCTCGCTGCACGAGGCGATGGAGCAGGGGACAATTACCGTCACCAAGGCCGCGAAGGTCACACTGAGCGCCAAGACGAGCATCCTGGCGGCCGCGAACCCGAAGATGGGTAGGTTTCAGACTCAGCCCGGAACGCCGATAGCGGAGGAGATAAACCTGCCGCCGACGCTCCTGAGCAGGTTCGACCTCATCTTCCCGATATTCGACCGGCCGAACGAGCAGAAGGATACCGAGATAGCAGAGCACATGCTCAAGGCCCACAGGCTCGGAGAGGGCATCGCGTCCGACGAAGGCGGAGAGGTCCCGGCGGACGTCGTTCCCGTCATCCCGCAGGCGATGCTCCGCAAGTACATCGCGTTCGCCCGGGGCATCAAGCCGAGGATGGACGAGGATGCTATGCGGGCCATCGAGGAGTACTACGTCTCCGTGCGCCGTGGAGCGGGCCGGGACTCGAAGGCCGTCCCGATAACGGCTCGTCAGTTGGAGGCGCTCGTGCGCCTGTCCGAGGCGTCTGCGCGGTCGAGGCTGTCTAAGGAGGTCACGAAGCAGGACGCGGAGCGCGCTATCGGCATCTTCAAGGACTTCATGAACCGCGTCATCGGCATCGAGGGGATAGACGTCGTGATGACGGGCCTCCCGCGCTCGCAGATACAGCAGATGGAGAAGCTCGCGGAGATAGTCAAGGACCTGGTAGCGGAGGACAAGGCTGGAGCGCAACTGGAGAAAATACAGGGCATCGCCACGACGTTCGGGATTCCCGCGAACCGCGTCGAGACGCTGCTGAAGAAGGCGGGCCGGGAGCTGGGGCTTTACACTCCAAGGGAAGGTGTCTGGAAGGTGATGTAGATGGTCTTAAAGAAGTCTCGAAACGAAGTAATCGGCAGAGTGGATCGGTTTCCGAGGGGCAGTAAATTTACCAGCCAATCATTATCTGAGAAACTTAACAAGGAATATATCCAGAAGGGGTATGGGCGCGCCGGAGGTCATCGGCATTATAGTCTGAGTTCGCGCGAGATAGCGGGATGTCTCAGGGTGATGCTTAAGCGTGGGGCGCTGAAATTGATTAGGTCAGCAAATAAACCGAACCTGTGGGAGCGTGTGTAGGTGTGCAAGATGATGTACGAATGCGAGAGCAGCCACAGGCGGCGCGCGGTCGAAGTGCGGGACGGGCGGTCGCAGGTCATGTGCAAGGTGTGCGGCGGGACGATGGTCCCGACGACCCCAGACCCGTACGAACGCGACACGAGGCCGATGGCAAAGGAGGCGAGAGCTTGAAAACACTAGCGGAATTGGAAGCGTTGGAATTAGATGCTGAAAATAATGGCAACGCGCTAGTCGCAACATATTATCAGGGTGGTATAGACCGTATGCGTGAGTGGCACGTCGAGGAAATGCACGAGTTGCTGAAACTGATAAATTCATATTGGTTTTGCCTACCGTCACGCCCAAAATACGGCGATGGGGATTTTGATAAGGTTATGCGCCGAGTAAAAGAACTACTCGCCAAGCTGGAGGGGAAGTAAATGAGTGGGCGAAATGAAAATGCTACGTGCGAAGGTTGTGGGGAGCACCTAAAGTTTGGCGATAAAATCAAAGTCGTTCGCAAGGGATTTTATCATGAAGTTTGCTATGGATTGAAACCTGAAACGTTGAAGTTGATGCGAATCGGCGACGTATCTTTACTGCCATGTAATCGTCAGTTCCAGGCGCGTCATGCGGCCAAGGCGTGGGGCATATCCTCGGGCGCGGCTGGAATATTATTAAAGAGGATGCGGGGGAACGGCGTCGAGTTAGTGAAGATGTCCGAGGGGACTGCAAAACGTAAGTGGTATCGGGTGGTGAAATCGTGAGCGGCTCCCGTTCGCGCTGTCAGCGCGTAGGTTGCGGGGAACTGACGGACGACCGGAAGCGGCGCGTACCCGTAGCGATGCCATTCCAGATGCCGTATCAGCACCCCTATGGGACGGACGCATCGCAGTTCGTGTCGTGGCATCCGTCCCCGATAGCGGTCGACGTAGTCCTCTGCGACGCTTGCGCGCTCGCACTGGGTGCGACGGAGATAAAGGGGGATTGGAAATCATCGATAGACCATACTTGGGAAAATTGTTATGGTCAAAAACCTCCGCTCGGTGAGGAAAGCATTTTGCCATGTGGTCAACCGGAATGTTCAACCGGTTATCACGACAAGATTGCAGGGTGTGGTGGTTGTTCGTTAAATAGGAAATTTGGAAAGGAGAGTGAACAACGATGACCGAAGTATGGTTCAGGTTCGACGAAAGGGCGAAGTGGATACTGATCGAGAGGGGGAGCTATAACGAAATAACGACGAAGGACAAGCTCGCGTTCATCGCGGACATCGCCATGAAGACGAGCGCCTCAGACATCTACGTGAAGGTGACTCGATGATATTCATGTCGAATAACGAGTCCGGAGTCCCCGCGTGGCAGCAGGTGATGCAAGGAAAGAAAGCGTCCCTCGTCGCCCCACCAACCGCCTCCCCCTCACCGTCGTCTAATCACGCCGAAGGAGAGACATAACATGAGCAAGTGCCCTAACTGCGGACAGGACGTACAGGAAGAAGAGAACCGATGCGGTATATGCGGGACGTGCCTACAATGCGACTAACGGAATCAGACATCGTAGAGATGCGCAGGCTATACGCAAAGGGAAAGTCCTACCGCGAGATAGCAGTCATGTTTCAGTGCCATCACGAGACGGTCCGGCGCGTCCTGAAGACGTGCGACGCCGTCAGTGCGACAGCTCCCTCAAGGAAGCGCGCACGCGGGGCGACGGGTTGCGACACTGTCGCATTTGTCGCGCCAGCCCCTGAGGTCGTGCGCGACAGGGAGCGTGTCGCACCGCTCGTCGCGGGCGCAACGAACGAGGCGCAGCGCATCATGCGGGAACTGAACGCGCTCCTGACGGGACAGCAACAGCGCCTGACGGCGGTCGTGGAGGCGGAGCGCAAGTTCAACGCGCTCGCCAAGGGGCAGCTCGGCGACGACGCGGGGAAGCGGTACGCGCTGGCGATGAAGATGAACGACGACCACAACGCAGCGATAAGCGGCGTCATGCGCACGCTGGAGCAGATGGGGCGGCTGACGAAGACGCTCCAGATAAACGTGGGGGTTCAGGTCAATAACATCAACGACCTCTCGCCCGAGCTGCGGGCGAAGCTGGAGGCGGAGGTCGTTGCGAAGTTGCGCAACGAGCGCGGGGACGTTCGGGAGCGCATCAAGGAGTTCGCGGAATTGTTCGAGGAGGTGAAGGAATGAAATATGAAAGCGGATGGCGGCTGCTATATAGACTCATACGAGCCCTGGCTGCCCTAATGTGCTCTATAGGATTTGTGTGGAATTGGTGGGTGGGCGATATAATTGGCATGGTCGGTTATGGCATACTCTCGTTGGGGTTTGACATATCTTTCATGCGCGAAAAGCTGGAGGGAAAATAAAAATGACAACCACACTATTCAGGCGGAAGGACGGTATGCTCATCTTTGACGCGCTGGACGATGTGATGGTGTACACGCTCGTCATCACGTTGGATGGCGACGCGCACTATTTAGCGCACGGATTTGGAGTTGAGGATTTTGTATTGGGAGGCGAGCCTCGCGTTATAGTGCGCGCGCGTGCGGGGCGAAATCGTGGAAAAAAGGAGGGGTAAAACACGCTTAACAAGGCCGCCTTCGCCGCGCTAGTGCTCGACAACCCCTACATCCCGTGGAAGCCTACGCTCAAGCAGGCTGCGTTCCTGCTGCGCGACGAGAAGGAGGTCTTCTACGGAGGCGCGGCGAGGGGTGGCAAGACGGCAGCTCTCCTGATGGCTGCGCTGATGTACGCGGAAGTCCCGAACTACCGGGCGCTGCTGATGAGGCGGACATTCGCGGAACTGAATCTCCCTAGGGGGTTGTTTGACCTGTCGCGTGAGTGGCTGCGCGGCAAGGCGGACTACAACGGGCAGGATCACCGTTGGAACTTTCCTGGCGGCGCGTCCCTAACATTCGGCTACATGGATACGGTAGGCGATGAGGACAGATACCTATCGAGTGACTACCATTTCATCGGGTATGATGAGATGACACAGTTCAGCGCGAGACAGTATATCTCGATGATAACGCGCCTGACGCAGGGGCGGGATGATTGGGTTCCAACACGAATGCGTGGCGCATCGAACCCCGGAGGAATCGGTCACGATTGGGTCAAAGCCATGTACATCATTCCTGCATCCGATGCACTTGCCGCTGAAGGGCGCGCGTTCGTCCCCGCGTCGCTGGTGGACAACCCACACATAAACCGGGCGGACTACGAGGACAATCTAAATCGGCTAGCCATCATTAACGCAGTTCGCGCCGCGCAACTCAGGTATGGCGATTGGAACGTTTCCGGCTCGGGCGATATGTTCAAGCGTTCCGCAATCCCGCCGCTGCTGGACGCGCTGATGCCAGTCCTTCGCACCGTCCGGTACTGGGACATGGCAGCGACCGCGCCGAAGCCGGGGCGCGACCCCGACTACACCGTGGGGCTCAAGCTCGGCGAGAAGGACGGGCGGTACTGCATCATGGACGTTGTGCGCATCAGAGCGCCGCCGATGGAGACAGAGGCGAGGATTCTGCAAACCGCGCAGCTCGACGGGCGCAATGTCGAGATACGCATGGAGGAGGAGGGAGGCAGCTCCGGCAAGGGGATGACGGACCATTATTCCCGCGTGGTGCTCAAGGGCTATGCGTTCCAGGGAGTCCGCAGCACGGGGGACAAGGCGACGAGGGCGAGGGCTGCGAGCGCGGCGTGGGCGCAGGGCAACGTGTCGGTGGTCAACGCGGAATGGACGGAGGCGCTCCTGAGCGAGCTGGAGGCGTTCCCCGAAGGCTCGCATGACGACCAGGTCGATGCGATGAGTGGGTCATTCAATGCGCTCAACCAGGGCATGGGCTCGGGGATAGTATCAGTGGACATTCAACGACTGTTAGGAGGAATGTGAGATGAAAATGACATACGCGGAGTGGGATTGCGGGAAGTACAATAAACTGCGGGACAAGCTAAAAGCGATATGGGCGATAATCCGGGGTAAGGGTGTGATGTACCGAGTCGCTGTAAATGGCGAGATAAAGATTGGCGAAGGCGGCGCGTTCATCGCGGAGTGCGATTTCAAAGTGCCACCGCTCACACCTCCTGCTCCGTGGAAAAGTACATTTCAGATTCATGTCGGAGATGGCAAGGACGTAATCGACGAGGGCACTCCTAATAGATTCGGGAAGATGTGCCCGTACATGGTTGGCTATTGGAAATGCGACAATCCCGATGGATGTAAAGGGTGCATACGAAAAAGGAGGGCTGGTCATTAATGGACAAGATAACAATAGTCAAAGATGGAAAAGAGATTGTCGGCGATGTGATGGGCAAGGATGTCGTCATAGAGGTATTGTGCCAGGTGATAGGTTGGTAATATCATACCCCGAAGCGAGTCAGGCAGATATTGAACGCATGGCTGCGGACATAAAGCTTATTATGAATGGGCCGTTGGAATACATGGTATTCGGCGGCAAGCACAAGTTAATCGTCGTAAGGCATGGCGAGTGCGAGAAAATTGAAAATGTAGATGCTGAAATGCGTAGAAAAGCGGGCTTGCCAGCGAGGTGAAAAGGGTGAACGAGTTCAATATGCCGCGTGAGCCGTTCCGGTGCATACACGACAAGGACCAATGGTGTGGGAACTATCAGAGCTGGGAGGATTTCATAACCTGGGAGGGAGAAAAGAAGTGCCACATCACTTGCCCGTCGCAAGCGCACAGCCAGCACCGGAAGCGCAGCAGCCAGGAATCGTTCGCGCACAACAAGCGATACCCGAAGGGCGCGAGCGTGGTAAAGCATTTCGGCAGCACGCGACAACGGCGGGCGTACCAGATACGAGAGCGCGGCAGGCAGGTGGCGTAGATGATTAAAACAACGACGAGATGCCCGGATTGCGGCTCAGATAATACGTTTATGGAGGACAACCCATTTATCGTTGGGCATTGTAAAAAAGGTATATGTGGGGCGTGTGAGAGCGTGTGGAATTACGAGGAGGAAAGTGTGAAGTGCCCGCGATGTCAGTCGATAGTTCCCGACGATGGCGCGGACTACTGCGCGCTCTGCGGAGGAATACTGCGACCGCGAGCGAGGGGGCGGTGAGAGTTGACGCGCCTGGACTACGACGAGAAGCTGCTGTCCTTCGTGCGTCTCAGCATATTGACCAAACCCCTGAGCGCCCGGACGATGCGCGCCCTGCGGCGAACGCTCAACGTGTCCGAGCCCGCGTTCTTCGCGCTGCGCGCCATCGCCATCGAGCGCAGGTACGTCCGCATCGAAACCCTTGGGCGGGCGATGGTTTGCATCACGACGAGGAAGGGCAAGGAATTTGTCAAGAAATCCACGGAGTGATAATGAGTTCGGACTATCAAAAGAGATACCAAAAAAGGCGGAGGGCGGAATTACATGCTAATGGGCAATGTGTTTCGTGTGGTGGACCCAAATTAGACGCCTCAAAAAAGATATGCGAACAATGCAGGGCATATGCGAGGGCAAGGCAAAAATTCGACAGAGATGATAGAAAACTAAGCGACGAAGATATTAGATACCTCCTACAGAGATACGCCCATATTGTTGGGGATTTTTAAACAAAAACCACCAATAATCAAGTCGTTGCATGGTGCAATGCTCCGACTGCGCCCTCTATGTAATCGCATTTGCATATATACTAACGCGCCAATTTCTTTACGCTATGAGTTTAGACCCGCGCACATGGTTCTCCAAGTCGTTAGCGTCAGTTGACGGCATCCCTCGCGACGAGTTCCGCAAGGGCTCCAGCACTCGCGGGCAATCGTCGCAAGGGCTGTACTCGAACATGGAGGTCCGCAATGGGCTTTACACGCGAATCATCGACCCTCGCATACTAATGCGCCTGCCGCGCAGCGTGTGGATTATCGGCGCAGTCGCGGATAAAATCGTCAGCCAGGTCACGAAAGCGCCGGGCGGCTTCGAGCCCATCTACGCGGTCAAGTGCCAGGCGTGCGACACGGAGCACGACGAAGCCCCGGAGGATGACGCCTGCCAGTGCGGAAGCCGTTTGCTGTCGAAGCCGAGCCCGCTGGAATACAAGCGCCTCAATGCAATCCTCCGACGCCCGAACACCGACGCGAAGACTGGCAACGTGCGCAAGACCTGGAAAGACCTCGTGCGCGACACGGCATACTACCTGATGTACATCGACGAGTGGTACTGGGAAGTGCTCCACGACGGCGAGGACGTTGTGGGCTTCGACGTGCTGAGCGCGGAATACATACGCCAGGTTGTTCCCGGCGAGCGATACCATTGCCCGGCCTGCCTATCGAAACAGCGGCTCGTCTTCAAGGGCGCGGGAGAACGCTGCGATTGCGGCGCGCAAGTCGTTGAGACGGTCTACGTCCAGATTAACGACACCGACAAGGTCGTGATGGCGTGGGCGAAGGGCGAGATACTCCACGGCAACACCAAGGCGCTCGGAACGTCCATGTACGGCGAGCCGTCGCTCCAGAGCGTGTTCCGGGAGGCGCAGACCATCGGCTGGACATCGGCATACCTGTGGTCCGCGTACTCGATGAACAAGCGCCCCGGCAAGCTCATCTCGTTCCCCGGCATGACTCAGGGCTCCATCAACATAATGATGGAGGAACTGCTGACGTTCAAGGCCGCGCATCCCGAGATTCGCCGCGATGCGTGGCTCGGCGTTCAAGCGCCCCCGGCGGTCGTGGACCTCATGGGCGATAACACGGACCTTTCAATGCTCCAGCTCCGCAAGGACTTGGCGGAAGAGGTCGCGCTGCGGTTCGGGGTGTCCATGCAGTTCCTCGGAAGGCCGACGCCGGGAAAGCTCGGCGACGAGACGGAGAACATGGACGGCTCGTTCGACACCGTGCGCGAGATTCAAGGCCAGATTGAGGAGTTCATCAACACTCAGATTCTGCCGCTATTCCCAGAGATCACCGCGTGGGAGTATCGGCTCGGCAGCCCGCGCCCTGCGGACGAGCAGAAGGCCGCGCAGTTCCGAGCGACGCAGGCCGGGACGTTCGCGCAGTTGAAGAACGCGGGCGTCGAAGCGACGATGGACATGGACTTCGACATCAACATCACGGGTATGGCTGCGCCGAACGCGGGTGCAACTCCGGGAGCGTATGCTCAGGCTCCTCAGCCATACCCACTCTCGCCAACGCAGGCGAGCGTCGAGAAGGCGCTGACGCCGCGCTGGAACCCGGAACTCGTCAGCGGACTCGCAACGCTGGAGAAGGCGTTCATGGGTCGCCTGGCCGCAGCCCTGGAAACCGTCGCCCGAAAGGTCAACAAGGGCGCGGACCCCGTTATGCTGGCGTCCGAGTTCGAGGACTGGATGGTCAAGGCCACGACCGACTACGCGCTTGAAACCTACCAACTATCGTTCGAGTCCGAGTCCAGCGACATGGTGAAGGCCGCGTTCGAGCAGCCCGACCGGAACGCCCTGGACGCGCTCCTGACATCGGGAGAAGGGATGCTCACCAACATCCGCACGCAGAGCAAGGGCACCGTCAGCGCGCTCTTCGACGAGCTGAAGCGCATGTACGGCGAGCCCGGCGGCATGGACGTGAAAGCGGTCACTGACAGGCTGGTAGAGGTTGCGCAGACGAAGCGCAGCGACATCGAGCGCATCGTGCGGAGCGAGACAACGCGCATCACGAACGAAGGGCGCGCCCGACATTGGGAGAAGTACCCCGAGTTCTACAAGGATGCGGAGTACGACTGGACCATCTCCGAGAATAAGGTTGAAGGGAGTCCGTGCCCTATATGCAACGCCATCGCTAAAGGAGGAACCGCAAAAGTCGGAAAGAAGGTGTATGGCCCATACAAGGGCAACCCGTATCCGCTCGAAGAGTTGAGGCGCATCACCAACGGATTCCTACCGCACCCTCGCTGTAAGGATGTCGTATCCAGGCGCACGCAGTTCAGCGAAATCGGCAAGGGTTTCCAGAAGGCGCGCATTTACCTGAAGCCTGGCGAGAAAGCCCCCGAAGGCGCGAGAGTCCAGCAAGGACCGCAGGGCGGACATTACTACGAGACTGGGCCCGGTAAACCAGCCGAAGGAGAGTCCGAAGCAGACACGCTTTTTTCCAATCGTCAAAAAATTGGCAACCCAAAATTCAATACGCTTGTCGGCGATAAGGGCGAAGAACTTGTAACACAGATACCCGGCATTGCTCCGGTACATCGGGCGCGTCAGGGCGATTTTAGTCCAGAACTAATGAAAAAATATCACATCGCCAACGATTGCCGCAACGCGCCATTTGATTTATTCAACGGTGAATTGGTGGAAGTCAAAACAACACAGGTCGGACAAATCGTTATGTGGCCTAATCAGATTCGACAAAAGCAGTCTTTCGCCACAGAGTACGGAAAGGCATGGAACACGATTTACATGAACGTAATTACCGAGAGCAGCATCGACGTGTATATTCATGAAATCGAACCAGGAAAATTCGTGGAAGATAAAGAATATATTGTTAACCGCGAGAACAGTAAGAAAATCGGGTCGTGGGACAAATCAGGAAATTGGGGGCCGAATACATGACGATTGATTTGAAGGCAGACAATGAAATTTTCTTACTCGCTACGAGTTCGGCGTATGCGGAATTTATTAAACTTGCGCAAAGCACGGAACTTATTCAGCGCAATCTTTTCAATGGCGGAATAATCGACAAAACATGGTTGCCTTCATTGCAGAAAATCAATCATCCGATAGCGCGGGACATCGAGGCTTTGCTGAAACAGTATCCGGGGGGTCTGGAAATTGTTTAAGTTCGAGCTGAAGAAGACTGGCAACGATAGCAGTTACATTGAGGTCGATGTAGTCGAGATGGAATGGGGCGAAGTTTTGCGGAGGTTAGCCTGATGTTCAAGCTCGAACTGAAGAAGACGGGCAACGTTCAGAAGGACGCCGAAGCGTTCAATCGGGCGGTCAAGCGCGCAATCTGGGACTTGGCGGACGAAATCATGCGCGAGTGCGACCGGACAGTCCCCGTCGATGAGGGGAACCTCAAGCGCAGCGGGAACGTGCGATACGGCGACGGGTACGCGGTCGTCGGCTACAACTCACCATACGGAAAGTACGTCCACGACGGGACAGCGCCGCACGATATCGTACCGCGCAACGCGAAGGCGCTGCATTTCCAGGGCGAGGGCGGCGACGTGTTCGCCAAGCGTGTGCATCACCCCGGAACGAGGCCGCAGCCGTGGCTCCAGAACGCCATCGACCGCGTCACAGCCCGCGCAAGGCAGAACAACCAATTCGCGCAGAACGTCCAGGTCCACATGAGGAGGGGATGAGAAATGCCGAACCTCGAACTCAAGGGCGACGGCTTCGCATACGACCCGCAGCATCCGCCGACGAACGAGGTCTACGGCGCGATACTCGCGTCCATCGTGGACGGGCGAATCAAGAACTCGCCGTGGCTCGACGAGCGGTCATGGTCGAACGACAGGATCGTGGAGACGTTCATCTCATCCGACGCCGGGGACGCGCACGGGGATACCATTCCGCAGACCGCGCTCGCCAAGGCCATGCCGTGGTACATGGAGAACGGGTACTACGAATGGCAGCACTCCGGCTTCCCCATCGGCAAGGCCATCGCCTGGAGAATCGAGGACGGCAAGATAAAGATTCGAGTCGGGATTTACGACAGCGTTCACAGCAACAATCCAGCGCACGACGAAGCCTGGAATCACATCAAGCGGTATGGCACGCGGGGAATGTCGAGCATCAAGGGTTCTCCGAACGCACAGCGCAAGCTCCCTGGTGGGTTGCGCGAGTTATCTGACATGTCCATGTGGGGCGTCGGCTGGGTCGGGGACTCCGGCGCGAACCCGATGGCGGACGTTACAAGCGTCAGCATCGCCAAGGACTTCGACCCGCTCATGGGCGCGACGTTCGCCAAGCAGTTCGACGCCGCGCACTCGGCGGTCGAGAAGTGCGGCCACATCGACGGCAAGGGGTTGTTCGTCGCAGGGCGCGAAGGTTGCATCGCTCACATGATGGGCTGCAAGGGGCACGACAAGGACACGGCAGAGAAGATGTGCGCGCACGTCGGCCAGGGTGCGGAGATTGAGAGTACAAACGCCGTAGAGAAATCGGGAGATGCGGGGACACTCGGCGCAGTTCTCACCGGGCATATCCACCAGGCATACACCGTGTATTGCGACGAACTGGTCAAGCGCGGATTACTCTCGACTGAACAAAGAATCGCCGTTGGTAAATCCATCGGCGATGCGCTCAGGGCGCTTACCGCATCGATACCCGCCGACGTTGCCGCTATCGCAGTTTTAGAGAATCACAGTCTACCGGCCAGCTCCCCTCCAGAGGGTGTGGCGATTGACAAGAAGCAGGAGGAAAAGGCAATGCCTAACGAAATTAAAAAGGAGGAGCCGGCAGGCGCGCCCCCGCCAGGGGCCGCGCCGCCGAACGGAGGGGACATGGAGGGCCGCGTGGCTGCGCTGGAGAAGCAGGTCGCGGAACTCATGGCCGCCGTTTCCAAGGGCGTCAAGAAGGAAGACCCCGAGCCCGTGGAGGAACAGAAGAACGCTGAGGTCGAAACCCTCAGGAAGGCCAACGAGGAGATGAAGAAGCAGCTCTCGGACATGGACGCGAAGGTCAAGGCATCGGTCCAGAAGTCCAAGGGCGTCGCGGTGGACAACACCCCGAACTCGGACGGCCAGCCGTCGCTCCTGATGACGCCCGTAATGAAGGCGCTGGAGACGATGACAGTCGAGGAACGCCTGACGAAGGTTCAGGCGGAACTCAGAGCAAAAGGAGGGAAATAGGATGATAAACGAAGACTTGAGGATATGGCGGGAGACAACGCCCAACCTGATGAGCTGGTACGACCGACAGGTCGGCATGGTTCCAGCGTCGGAGGACGGCAGCGCCCAGGCGATGGCTCCGATAGGCATGGACCAGATACTGAAGGCTGCGATAACCTCGGGCGACACGGGCGCGTACAACGCGACGTACACCAGGGAGGTCGTATCGCAGGTTTCGACGCTCAAGAACCTGTACGGTTGCCTGCCGAAGAAGGCATGGACCAAGCAGGGCTGGCGCGCCAAGACTGTGGCGGCAGTATCGTCCGGGCTCGGAGTCGCGGAAGGCGGAACTCTCGGGACGGCGGCCGAGGAGACGTGGATTGAGATAGCGCCGACCATCAAGGAATGGGAGAAGGTACACGACTTCTCGCAGAGGATGGATTGCTACTCTCGCATAGCCGACGCGCTCGACAAGAACAGCTCGCACGCGAGCTTTGCGGAGGACTTCTTCCACGCCTTCGAGACAGATCTGCTCGTCGATATGGGAACCCTCGCAGCGTACAACGTCGAGTCCCTAGACCGCATCTGCGGGTCGAGCGGCGAGAACACCGCGCTCAGCTACGACGCGGCGGACGAGGACTTGTACAGCATCGACAGGTCCGCAAACACGACTCTCGACGCCAACTCGCTGCACGCCTCGGGCGTGGACAGGACGCTCTCGGAAAGCCTCATCAACGACCTCAGGGAAGGCCAGGAGATGTACTGGAACGCCGAGGGCGACAAGATGTACCTCACCGGGTTCGACTCGTGGACTGCGTGGAGCGAGCTGGAGGCCGCGAAGCTCCGGTTCGGCTCGGACACATTCACCATGACCGTCGGCGACGGCATCAAGACGGCGACCGGCGGCAAGGGCGGATGGAAGATAACCACATGGGACGGCGCGCCAATCATCCGCAGCGATTGCGTCGTGAAGGATACCATCAGCAGGATATACCTGCTGGACCTCAACCACATCGAACTCGCCAACGCCATACCGCTCGCGTTCCACGACAACAGCGACATGTTCACCGTCGGCCACATCACGAAGGGCGTGTGGTACGGCGCGGGCGAACTCATCTGCGACAAGCCGAGGGCTTTCGGAAAGCTCAGGGACCTCCAGTAAGGGAGCTTGCAGGGGGTAACTGAAATGCCAAATGCAAGATGGGCCCATGAGTCGATGCCGGAGGCTAACAACCCTCTCATATTCAAGCACAGCATCACGGCGAACGGCGGACTGAACGGCACGATGAAGGGCAAGGCGGGCAAGATATACTGGGTCGACGAAGAGAACGGCAGCGACTCCAACGACGGCCTGTCCCCTGAGACTGCGTTCCAGACGCTGGAGAAGTGCTGGGGCAACACCACAGGCAACAAGATGGCGCGGGACAACTACGACGACGACGCCGAGTACCACGTCTTCATCGCTCCGGGCACATACGCTCCGACGCTGCCATTGCGCGTCTACGGGCACGGCATACACATCCACGGCCTGGGCATACCGGGCTCCGACAGCGGCGTGAACATCACCGACACCGGCACTGGGCCGTTCACATACGGCCTGATATACTGGGGCGCGGCCAACTCGTCCATCGAGAACGTGCAGTTCAACATGACAACTGACGTTCCGGCGATGACCCTGATGGCGTGCGACAACTGCCGCATACTCGGCAACGTGTTCAACAGCGACGCCGACGCATCAACGAAGGCCATCACCATCCAGAACGTCAGGGGCTCGGAAATCGCGTACAACAGCTTCGGCGTCGCGGGCGGCTGCCACACCTACGGAATATACAGCACCTCTGGCGCAGACCAGTACCTCATTGACTCGTACATCCACCACAACAGGTTCTACTCGGATGTCTCGGGCGCGATAGGCATGGTGGTCCATGTGGACTTCGTCGCCTACGGCACGGTCATCGAGCGGAACCACATCAACCTCGCGGGCTGCGCGGGAACGCCAATCGGCATAGACTGGAACGCGACGGCGACTCCGCTGATAACCGACAACTACGTGACCGTCCCGTCCAGCAAGACGCCGATAGAGTCGGCGGCTTCGCCCACGGGCATACTCGGCAACCACACGCAGGCTGGTTCCACGGAAGTGGACCCGAACACCGCAGCGGGGTGAACTGAATGAGCGATGAAATCAAGAGGCAGAGGCTCACGGCGGAGATGGTCGAGAAGCTGGAGGCGAACTTGGGAAAGCAGACCAAAGCGCCGAAGGCCACTCCAGCCTACAAGCCGAAGAAGAGCGACGACTGAGTAATAACGAGGGGGGGCCAATGTGCCTCCCCTCTCCTTAAAATTCGGAGGTAAAAACATGGCGGACGACAGCGCGAACTGGAACAAGATATTCAACAACGGGAGCGGCAAGGTGACCATAGACTGGACGAGCGACAGCACGGGCGGGACTGTGGCGCAGACATCGCCGTGGCCCATATTCGGGACCATCACGCGCATCGTCACCAACCCCGGCGCTACCGCGCCGACAGCGGATTACGATGCCACAATCACAGACGAGGACTCGATAGACGTGGCGCTCGGGCTGCTCGCGAACAGGCACACATCAACGACGGAATCGGTCTATCCGACGCAGGTCGGCTCAACGGCATCGACGTGGACCGGGATAACGGTAGCGGGAACGCTGACGCTCAACATCTCGAACGCGGGGAACTCGAAGAAAGGCATGATCACGATTTACATGAGGTAATCGATAGATGGCTGAAACGGTATCCTGGAACTACGTGCAAAACGGCAAGACGGGCAAGCTAGTGATACTGTGGAAGGACACGGTGGAAGGCCACACGTTCTCGCAGCAGTCAAAGCGCTCGTACTACGGCTCGATAACCAGGATAGTCACGGACCCGGACGGCGATTTCGTTCCAACGGCCAACTACGACATGACGCTCCCGGACGAGGACGGCGTGGACGTTGCGCTGAATCTGCTTCAGAACAGGCACGCGACGAACACAGAGAGCGTCTATCCGACGCAGGTCGGAAGCACGGCGGATACGTTCACGGGCGTCACGGTCGCCGGGCGATTGACATTGACGTCCGCACCCTCTCAATCGAGGGTGGAGGGCAGAGGTTCGGCGGGCAGGGTCATAGTGTATTTCGGCAGGGGGCCGATGGATTGAACGGAGGGAAAAAGACATGGACGAATATGCGATAATCGGAGCGGCGTGCGTAGGCGTAGCGATTGGGGCGGTACTGCCGTTCTATTTGAAGAAGCCGACGGCATGGAGCCACTACTACACGCTGAGTGCGCTTGGCGCGGCGGTGACGGCGATACTGACGACCTGGGCGGACATAAGGGCGTTCGCAGCTCTCGGCCCGGAAAGCCTCGTCTACGCCGCAGCCTGGGGATTCTCCCTGACGTGGGGCGCGGCCAAGCTCGTCGCCAAGCCGCTGAAGACGAGAGACGAAAAGCCGGAGGCGTGAGCGGGAATGGCAAACGGCGCGGTGGATGCGGCAGCGTTCTCGTCGATGACGATAAACGACAAGCTGGATCACATCTATTACCGCGTCGTGAGCGTAGAAGCGATGGCGAAGTCTTCTGCGGAGGCTGCGCAACAGGCCGCAGACTGCGCGGAAGCGGTCAAGGCGACCATCGACACGGAGATAGACAAGCACGCTACAACGTGCTTCACAGCGCGCAAGACGGAGTCGGAGGCAGTGGAGAAGACCAAGACGGCCTACATGGGAGTCATAGTGCTCCTGGTCGGACTCCTATGCACGGCCATCGGATTCGCGCTCGGATAAAAACGTTTCCCAAAACCCTTGATGTATGTAGGTAGGTGAAAAGAATGGCAACAGGAAGGGCGAACGGCCCGATACCAGTACCGGTAGCGTCCACGGTGACGTACACGACCACAGACAAGGTTGCGCAGCTCTTGCAGCGCCCCGTCTTCGCATCTTCGGGAGCGACACCCACATCGACCGTGGTCACGGACTTCATTCTCAGAGCGGAGGGAATCATCGACGCCTTCTTCGAGACGGCCTGGCGCAACTCAAAGGTCACAGAGGAACTGCACACCATCCAGAACGCGGAAACTACGCCGTACTGGACATACCCGCTTTACGTCCAGCTTAACTTCGGACCCGCGCTCGCGTCCTCGGTGACGTACCCCTGGAAGATAGAAGTCTGGAACGGCTCCGCGTGGGTCGACTGGGTAGCCACCAAGACGCTCGGCATGGGCTCGGACTACTACATCGACTACGCGGAATCACGGATATATTTCAAGAAGGGCTGGCCGATGTTCAGGCACAAGAACGGCATCCGGGTGACGTACTACTTCGGATCCGCGACGGTTCCCCGCGACATCGAGGATTTAGCCACGCGGATGGCCGCGAAGGACGTGCTGCTCATGGACACGACGCGAGTCATAGCGTCGGGCGGGCATCCGGGCATCGAGCGCCCCACTGTGGACGGAACGCTCAGGATGCTCGACGAGGACATCAAGCGCAGGATGGACGAGATGAAGTGGACGGTCATGCCTCGGAGGGCGCTGATAGTATGACGACCACGGTCTTCAGCACGGAGCGCGAGCCGTGGCCGGACTACGTCCCGGCGGCGTGGAGCGCGTTCGCAGGGGGCGCGTGACGATGGTCAAGCTCGTCGAGGTCGTGGACCACGGAACAGACGCGGACGGAAACCCGCGCTGCACGAGCATCTACGAGTACGACGATGGATATCAACTGCGCGAGATTGGATCGCCGTACTTCGGAGAGGTCGGAGATTGCGACGAGATTGCGATGGAACGCCACGCCATAGAATTGAGGCTCAGTATCGAAGCGGGAGGGCGCGAGCAGATTAACCCGGAGGACTTGAGATAATGGCAGCCGTGGACACGACAATCAGCACAACGACGTGGATTTCCAACGTCGCGGCTGGAGCGGCGAACGGCAGTTCTCTCGCAGACCGAAAGACGCTGACGGGAATCGGTTCCCTTACGGTCAATGCCGATGTCGCGCTAAATCTGGTTCACGATTCCACGGGGGCAAACTGGGCAATCGCGTTAGGCAACGGAGAGGTCGCAAATAAAACGTTCACCTGTTATGGCTCGCTGAATTGCATGACCGAAACGGGCGTGTTTTCCAAACAGTCCGCGATACGTTGCGCGATTGGCGGCACGACGGGGTACAAAAGCGGAGCAACGACTTTATGGGGCCCAAATAATATATTTAACATTGATTGGGGGCAGGATGCGTCGGGCAATTCGGCTACGACTGGGGCAATATACACGCAGGGCAATTTGTACTGGTACAACTGCACAGCAAAAATTACCGGCAATTATGTTTTATATACGAATGGCGCTAATACGGTTCTTGAATCGTGCGCATTGACCGCCTCTTATGGCATTTACAAGCAATATGGCGATATGACACTAATTGCGTGTACCATTACGGCATCACAGGCGTCAGGCTTTTGGATGAATGTAATTCAGTCGTCAAGTGTCCGAATTGTTGGTGGGATTACGCTGGCGGGGGGCGGCGCTGGAAGTATAAATTTCGTTGCGCAAGCCTTGTTGTGCGTCCAGTTCTACCGTCGCGCCTTCGTCAAAACTACCACCGACGGCTCCACGGCACTCTCAGGAACGTACTACTCCGCGACGGAAGCTACTGGCGGGGTGGATATGCCCCTTGCGTCAGGAATCACGGGCGCAGACGGCCTATGCACCCCCGAATCTCCAACGGCGTACAACGACGCGATATGGTGCTTACAAAAGGTCGAAACCTACATCAGAACGACAGCGGGAGCGATGACCTGGGGCACGCCAACGAGCACGACCACATACGGGAGCTACACGCTTGCGTTCGGCAAGGCGGGCTATGTATTCCAGACGGCAACGCACGACTTCACAGACGGCGCAGACTGGGGCACAAGCTCAGTACCGATTGCGATAACGATGGTCGCTACTCCACTCGCGTCGCCCGTAATCTCCAACGCCACAATCGACGACAGCAGCATCGGAACCACGGGCAGCTCCCTGGTGGAATGCGACATCGCGGGCATGGACGGCTCCGCTGACGAGAGTGTGGTAATCAGGTTGGGAACCACCAATCAGTACGTCACGATGACATCGACCAACAACGCGCACTACACAGGCCGAATCTACGGATGGCAAGCCCCGACGGGGGCGCACAACCTGAAGATACAGGCGAACTTCACCGACGGCGGCGACAACGATACCAGCCTGACGCTCACAATCACGGAGGAAGACAGCGACCCCGTCACGACCATAGTCGGCCTGTTAGACGCGAACTGGAACGCCAGCAACGTCACGAAGCCGACAATCATAGACGCGGGCGACAGGGGGCTGTACAACCTTAGAGACGGCGACATCCTGAAGGTCTATTATTCGGAGCGCCCGGACGTGCGACTCCCGCGCGGAGAGTCCATGACGCGCTACGACGTGTCCACGTTCGTCACAATCGACATCAAGACCGCGAACGCCACGGACGCCCGCGTGCGGTGCAAGGCGCTCGTGGACGAAGCGGAGCGCGTTCTGAACGGCTTCCGCAACGTGCAGACCGGAGGATGGGATAGGATATGGGTCAATCAAATCACCAAGCCGTCCGAGTATCCCGATTATTTCAACGCCATCATGGACGTTGAACTCAGAAAACTATTCAACACGACAAGGACGTGAACGACATGGCGAAAAAGACACCAACAGCTCAGAGCGCGCAGGAAATTGAAAGCCAGGACATTACGGTAGTCAGCGACAAGGGGTTCAGGCTAAACCAGCCCGTGGTCGCTGAGTTCGTGCCCGGAGTGCCCGTAAAGCTCCCCCGCAAGCTCGCGGAGGAACTAATCAATCGCGGAGAGGTCAAACGCTTTAGCGAGGAGGTAATCGAATGACGAACACAGAGCCGTACCTAGCCGAGCGGACTCAGATCGGCATAGGCGACGAATCGACGAAGGGAACGAAGGCGACGACCACGGCGACGTGGCCTGGGATGCTGCTCGGCGCGGTCGAGCTGCCGGACGGCAAGACCGGATGGAAGAAGGAGTACGCCAGGGGCAACGGGCCGATACCGCTGTGGCACAGCAAGGGCCGCACGGAGTTCTCGGGCGGCTCCCTGCCCGGTGTGGTCCACAACCCTCAGATGCTCGTGTACGCGCTGGGCTCGGTGTCCACGCAGGGCACGGCGGGCGGGACGGGCGCGTCCACGCTCAACGGCGCGACGGTCGTGGGAGCGACGACGGTCATCCTCACGAGCGCAACCGGATACGAAACCAACGACTACATCCAGATAGACACGGGCACGAACGCGGAATGCCGGAAGATTACCAACGTCGCAACCAACACCCTGACGCTGGACTTCAAGCTGCGCAAGGCTCACGCATCTCTCGCGACGTGCGCGGAGGTCGTAGCGCCGTACACACACACGTTCACCTACAACACCGGAGTGCTGCCGACGTTCACCCTGGAGGCTGGAATCGCCAATATCGACAACTTCGTGCGGTACTACAACGGCTGCGTCGTGGGCGACTCTGAATGGTCCTGCGAGGAAGGCGGGCCGCTGACGGCGAAGCACGGCTTCGGCTGCATGTCCACGGAAGCCGCAGGCACGTCGCTATCCACGATAACCGTCCCGACCACAGAGCCGTACCTGTACGACACCGCAACGCTCACATGGGGCGGGAGCGCGCTTGCGCAGGTCACCAAGTGGAGCGTCAGCAACAAGATAGCGACGAAGGCCACATACGCCCAGGGCTCCAGCGCCGCCAACCTGCCGAAGTTCCTCACCACGGGCCGCTACGACGCGACGGGCAAGATGACCATCGTCCCCATAGCGACGACGCACTGGGCGTACATCGCAACGCCGGGCGCGGTGTTCGACGTGGTGCTCAAGCTCGCCCGCAGCGCAACGGACTACATCCAGTTCACGCTCAAGAACTGCCGGATGCTGTCCGCGCCGCACAACATACCTGAGGAAGGTCCGATGCCGGTGGACATTGACCTGACTGCGCAGTACCTGACCGTCGAAGTCAAGGACGCGACGTGGGCGTGGTGATTTCATGGCGCGAGACAAGTTCATCAAGGACATCACCAAGAAGGTCGTCGTCGTCTGGGACGAGGAGCCGCTGGAGTTCGAGGTCCGCACCGAGATAAGCTGGAACACGCGGAATAACATCATCAAGCGCGCCGTGACGTTCACGGGCGGCAAGATGGCCTTCGACTATGCGACGATGATGGATGCGCTCTGGGATGCGTTCGTGGTCAAGTCCCCCTTCACGGCTGCGGACAAGATGAGGATGTCTGCCGAGCTCGGGGCGCAAATTGAGAAAGAGGTACTGCTGCCGATGGTGGACGCCATCACGGCGGGATTGTCGAAGGATGACACAAAAAACTGACGATGGGGATGTCGGGGCTCAAGATCTCCCCAGAAACGGAGTCGTGGATGGCCGAGTTCCAGGCCGCGTACTATCTGCACATCTCGCCGATGGAGTTGGGCGAGCTGGACTCGCGCAGGGTCGGGGCTCTGTTGTACCTGCTGAAGCTCACGAAGGAGAGGGAAGCGGATGCGATGCGGAGGAAATAACATGAAGTGCCACAAGTGCGGCCATTACGTGGCCCAGGAGTACGGGCGGCTCGTCGAAGTGGGCGGCGTCATGGTGTTCGAGTGCGTGGAGTGCGGAGATGAAGTGTAAAAGTTGCGGAGCGTTCAAACCGGCGGGCGACGGCGTGGTGGTATCGGACTATTGGTACTGCAGTCCATGCGCGGCAATGTTGTGCCCGCAGGGGGCGATAACGGACTCCACCCGCTGTTACGAATGCGATACGATCATCCCGTCTTCACTCGCAAAATCCACCACCATCGCCCTGAGCGAGACAGGAGGGACGATGGTGGTTCACTTCTGCGAACGCTGTCACAGCGCATACGGGTTCGGGGGCGATATCGTTGCGTGCTGCCACGTCTGCAATGGGTACTTCGGGTTGACTGACGGCACGCCGATAACCATCCGCGTCAAGCGAGGCAGCGCGTGGGAATCGTTCGACCGTTGGCTGTGCAAGCTATGTCAGGCGGTGATTTAAATGGTACTACCGGCAGTTGCGGCGGCGGGCGCGGGCGGTGGCGTGGGGCTGGAGGCAGTCATATCGTCCTCGGGGCTCGAAGGCGTTCTCGGTTCGTTCGGCAAGCTCGAGAAGGGCTTCGACGGCGCGTTCGGAAAGATTCAGGGCATGATGGGCGGCGTGAACAAGGTTGTCGGCGGCGCGAACCAGATGTTCCAGCTTATCGCGGGGAACGCGCTGGCATTCTTCATGATATTCCTGCGCCATAGCGCGATGTTCGGCGCGTACATGGAGGAGTTCAACGAAATACTCGGGTACATAGGTGACGTGCTGGTGGACATCATATCTCCGATAATCGACCCGCTGCTTGAGTTCATGTGGACGCTTGCAGACTCGTTCGCGGATTTGTCCCCGATGATTCGGGATGTCATGGAGGTGGTTGGAACGGCGCTGACGCAGGCGTTCGAGCTGCTCCTCCCTGTTCTCAATGAGGTCATAGCCACGCTGCAACGCCATCCCGAGATATTGCAGGCCATCACAATCCTTGCGCTTGCTCTAGCCGCAGCGTTTGTAAGCCCGTTGCTAGGGGTACTCGTCGCAATCGCGGCAGCCGTGGGCGCGCTAGTGATTGGCCTTGGGTGGCTTCTCGATGCGTTCGAGAATCTAGGACTTGACGCGGGCGCGATATTCAAGGCGCTCGGCGACGCCTGGAACGTGCTGGGCTCTACCTTCAAGGCAGTCTACGAGGCAGTCATCGAGCCCGCCTGGAACGCGCTATCTAACACAATCGAGTGGGGATACGAGAACATCATCCGCCCGACGTGGAGCGCCCTATCTGCGGCCTGGAGCTATCTATCTTCCATCTTTAGCACTACATACGAGTCCGGAATCAAGCCCACCTGGGCCGCATTCTCGACCGCAATCGAGTGGGGATACGAGAACGTCATCAGGCCCGTATGGTCCGCACTCTCTACGGCGTGGGATACTCTCGCCGACGGAATAGATGCAGTCTATAAGAACATCATCAAGCCCGTGTTCGATGCAATCCTGAGCGCGTGGGGCACAATCAGCGGCATCGGAGAGGGAATTGGCGGCGTGGGGCAGGGAATCGGAAACTGGCTTGGCGGGCTTGAGATGCCGTCCTTCGGCGATGTTATATGGCGCGCTGGAGAAGGGCCGATAGCCATCTCGCCCAACGATAATGTCATGGCGTTCCAGGGCGACAGTCCGATGGGCGGCGGGGGAACGTCGGTGACCATCAACATCGAGCGCGTCAGCAGCGACGTGGACATCGACGACCTAGCCGATAAAGTATCACGGGCGATAAGCAGGCAATCCGGGAGGCACAGCTACTATGGCGGGTGAATGCATAATCAAGCGCACGGACTGGGTAGTGACGACCAACGACGTGGCGCGCACCAACGACTCCACGCCTGCCGCCAGGACTTCGCTGACTAAAATCGTGCTGTCGGTGGACGTGGAATCGTACTCGCTCCAGCGCCAGCCGAAGCCGATAACCAGGCTCAACACAGTGGACGCCACGCTGTTCGACAAGGGCAAGGCCAAGCGTATGATTACGCTGAAGGGCTCGCTTGTCGGGGAGACTGGGCTGCACGAGGTCACCAAGTTCCTGGACCTCGAGTACGCATGTCAGAATTGGTGGGAAGACCCCGACGACGAGGACAGCCCCGTGACGGTCATGTTTGAGGCTGGGACCAGCGGAACGGCAGATTATATATGCGACAACGCGACGGGCGCGATTCTCCGGGGCTCCGTGGTCAAGCTGGATTGCAATCGAATCGCGGGAGAGAACAAGTTCGAGTTTGGCCTGGTGATAGCTGTGGGCTCGATGAGGACCGAGTAATGACCATCGAACTGCTCAGCGAGGATTTCGAGGGCTCGGACGAGCAAGACCTGGACGCCTACGACGACGAGTGGCTGGTGACGAGGGGTGGCAGCTCTACCGCGAAGATAGACACCGCTCAATTCAGCGCCGGCGCGGCATCGTGCAGGTTTCAAATTGTGAATTACGGCAATGCGGCCTATGCCGTCCGCTCTTTCAGCACCATTAATCACCGGACGACGATGGTGGTATCGGTGCGCATGGGCAGCGCCACCAACTGCACCCCGCGAATCGTCATCATGGATACTGCTGGAGCGCTCAACGCCATCGAAATGGGGATAAAGCCCCAGTCAGGGGCGAGTGACCCATACAGAATTTTCTATTACACCGCAACCACTCTGACGCATACTGCGCTGGAGCCCGTTAACGATGTCTGGTACACATTTACAATCGTCGCCAACGACAGCACCAAGAAATATACAGTCACGGTGACGGGCGGGGCGTGGACCGACGAGGCGGTCTGCACCAATGCAGACTTTTACAACACAGCCACATGGGGCTCGGCACGCATGGGAAAAATAAAATTGTATGCGGCCCTGTATGCAGCTCAGACTGCGACAAAGGACATGTGGTTTGACAACCTGACCATAACGGACTCGGCCACCAGCGGCTTGCTAATCAATAACACACCCAACCGGGACGCCATTGTCGAGCGAGTGAAGACCGGAATAACCCTGGCAGCGCCGGAGTTTCAGGCGTATATAGACAACCAGAACGGAGTCAATGACGACGCATTCACATTGTTTGCGGACGTTAGGATTTACGCCCGCAGCACTCTGCTGATTCGCGGGCGCGTAGAGGATATAGACAAGGAGATGAACGACGAGTATGGCGAGGTTATCGTGCTCAGCGGGCGCGGGTACGCCTCCGAGCTGATGGACGAGATGATTGTGGAATCCTACACCGCCCAGGCCAGGAGCGCCATCGTGACGCATCTGGTGACGACCTACGCGCCGTCGCTGACGACCACGGGCATCACCACGACGGCCGACAGCATCACCAGGACGTTCAAGGGCATGACGGCATACGAGGCCATCATGGAACTGTGCGAGGATACGGGATACGACTTCTGGGTTGACAACGACCTCGTCGCCAACTGGGGCGAGCGGAGCGTCACCGCGTCGGGACTCACGATAGAGGACGACGACCTCACCAACGAAATCGGGCACTTCCCCCAGCGCGGCAGCGGCATGATAAATCAATACACAGTGTACGGCGACCCCGACGCCGTCGGAGGCCAGCCGGTCGTGCAGGTTGACGACCTGGCAAGCCAGGAATACTACAACAAGGTGCGGTCCAAGGTCATCGTCGATAAGTCCCTGGCGGACACCGACGAGTGCGAGGCTCGCGGGAACGCGCTGCTCGCGGAGACGGCATGGGTAATCAACTCCGCCGAGGTGCAGGCCATCGGGTTCGAGACGCTCGAAGCCGGGACGACGATAAGGGCGACGTTCGCATCTCGGACCATCAACGAGGATATGCTGGTCATGGAGAGGTCGTACACATATCCCGACGAGCTGTGTGTGCTCAAGCTGGCGTACTATGACGAGACCTCGGCCATCCACATCGCGGAGCTGATGCGCAAGATGCGCAAGATAATGGGGTACGACATCGACGCGGACGCGATAACAACGCGAGTGGCGAACTTCTACGAGGATTTGACGTTGAGCGTGAGCGGCACGATTGCGTACACGACTGTCGGCACGTCATTCATCGCCGGGCACGCCACGAACGGCGTGTACGGCAACACAGGATATCTCTCGGGCAACCAGGGCACGACGCGGACGGTGATAACGCTATGATAGTCAACGGAGGTCTGACGTGGGTCAGGGACAGGCTTGGCGGAACGAGCAACGACATAACCCATCTCGGAGTGGGGACCGGAACGACGGCGGCGGTCGAGGGCGACACGGCGCTGGGCACAGAGGTCTATCCAGACGCCGCCGATAGGAACGCAGCGACAGGCTCCAGCCCGTCTTCATACAAGCGCCGGTATGTGATGACGCTGGCCGCTGGTGACGCGAACGGCAGCACGCTCACCGAGGTCGGAGCGTTCACGGCGGCGACGGCGGGGACGATGATTCTGCGCCAGGTGCATACTGGCATCGCCAAGACGGTGGATATTTCGGTGAAGTACCAGATAGACGTGACGATAGGGAGGGCGTAAGATGGCGGACTTTTCAATAACCGAGTTCACGGAGGGCGGAACAGTATTCGGAGCGATGATACAATCCATAGCCAAGGCGCTCCGAGGAAACGGCGTTGTACTCAACACGCTCGCCGGGACTGCGTTCAAGGCAACCGAGAAGGGCGCGGGCGCAGACATGTCCGTCGATGTCGCGGCTGGCTCGTGCATCATCAACGGCACAACGTACACGGAGGCCGCGACGGTCAACGTGGTAATTACTGCGGCGCACGCAAGCCTCGACAGGTACGACCTCATCGTGTACGACCAGAGTGGAGGGAATCCCATAGCCGTCGCAGGCACGGCGGCAGCGACACCCAATCCGCCCGATGTCACGGACGATAACGACATTCCGCTCGCCATCGTGTTCGTCGAGCACGCGGCCACGAGCATCGTCAACAGCGACATATTCGATTTGCGATGCGGAGCTCGCGCAACGGGGCTCAGCTCGTCAACGTTGGTCGGCAGGATTCCAATCACCATCTGCAAGCAGAACGACGACGCCAATATAGGGTCGGGAACGTCGAACGCCACCACAAGCTACGTCGTGGCCGGTATCTCCAAGATAACGAGCGACGAGTTCCCCGGGGCGATAGCGGGCGCTACAATCGTCGCCAAGTTCGTCGCAACCCTGCGGAGCAACAACGCCAGCGGGACGACGACCGTTGAACTGTACGACAACACCGACGCTGAGAGCATTACGACAGTCACGTCCACCTCGACGACGGCGGAGATAAAGGTCAGCGCGGACCTGACGTATGGCACGAGCAATCAGATAGTGACCGCGCATGAATACCGCGCCAGGGTCAAGACGTCGGACGCCGCCTACATCTCCTGGGTGTACGAAGCCGCCATCGAGTTCTACGCGGAGACCTGATAATGACAAACGCGCACATCTACGCAATCACGGAGGGGATTCAATCCTGGGGCGCTCAGTTCCTTGCTATGGCAAAGGCGCTGCGCGGCGCAGGCCCGGTAATGACCAGCATCACCGACACGGACCTGCTCGTGTCGCAGCGCGCCGCCGGTGCAGACATGTCCGTCGATGTCGCGGCTGGCTCGTGCATCATCAACGGCACAACGTACACGGAGGCCGCGACGGTCAACGTGGTAATTACTGCGGCGCACGCAAGCCTCGACAGGTACGACCTCATCGTGTACGACCAGAGTGGAGGGAATCCCATAGCCGTCGCAGGCACGGCGGCAGCGACACCCAATCCGCCCGATGTCACGGACGATAACGACATTCCGCTCGCCATCGTGTTCGTCGAGCACGGCGATACGTCCATCACCGACGCGGAGATATTCGATTTGCGATGCGCAGGGCAACGATATCCGCGCGCGGTGGGAGAGGTCCGATTGCACGCGCACATTGATTTTACAGTCAGCCAGTCCGCAGACTGCACTACTGGGGGCGCGGGCATCGGCTCGGGGTTCGGCGGCGACAGCTCCAGCGAAGTCCTGTGCGGGCAGTGCGTTATACCGTCGGACCTCATCCCCGCGGCGGACGAAAATAATTTCACGTTCACCGCCAAGCTCCACGTCTCAGCCGGAATGTTTGCCGGAGCGGGGACGGCGACGCTCAAGCTCTACGACGTGACGGACTCGAACGAACTTCTCGCAACGGTCACTACTACAACGCAGGACGTCGCACAGCGTATCGTATCGTCCGCGCTCACGGTCGGGACTGAAAACCAGCTCGTCCCTGGACATACCTACAAGATAACGGTTAGGTCTAGCAACTTGAACGCTGCCATCCTGTACCAGGCCGCAATATACATTTACCAGACTCAGGTTGTATAGTGGCCGGAGCATCGAGTGTACGCACGAGCCGCGATGCCAATGGCGAATCCCTCCAGAATAATCGTCGTGGCGCACACAGTCATTTTCGTTATCGGCAAGGACGGCGACAGCAGCCCGACCATCGCGCGCCCATCCATCACCGCAATCAGCGAGCCAAAGAATATCATGGATAGTCCGATGATATCCATTAAATCCATCTCCGCGTCGGCCTCCATCAGTGAGTGCATGTGCCCCCGCGATACATTATACTTTCGGGCATCTCCTCCGGCTCGCGCAAACATCATGCTCGCGGCGGGAGGAGCTTCACGCGGGCCCGGCAATCCGGAGCGGTGCATCGGTAGTGGTACGCCCGCTGTCCGGCGGCGGTGATGCTCGTCCGCACATAGGCGAGGCAGGACTGACATTGTGGGCATAGCTTATAGGTCATCGCGCTCAGTCCCCCAGTTTTTTGATGGCACTTGGGGGTATGGGCGCATTATCCCATACTGCGCCAGTCCCCCCCATCATGATGCGCTCCCGATATTCTTCCGCGCACCTCTCGCAGCATGGCCCAATATGCATAGCCGGGAGTGCGCGGGCCGCTACGCCGGGATAGCAGAGCCGATACATTTTTCGGGGGCGCTCGATGTCGCGGCATAGGTCGCCTTCCTCATTTATTTTTATCCATCTGTTTTCCGCTCTGCGGTACTCGTATGTTCCCTCCTCTTCGTTCGCGCCATTTTCCCTCTCGTCTGTCATTTTTTTCACCTCGTCGCGGGTTCGCTCGCCCTCGACAAATACCTATATGCCGTATGTAGTATTTATACTCTCGTAAATTGAGTTAAGCAACTCGGTTAATTAGTTAAGCCTCGTGCTTTACAAAAATATATATAGCAACCTCGGACATAACCGAGCCGATGACGGCGCGCAAGCGGAGCCGGATAGCGGAGGTCGAGGCGACGGGCAATCAGCTCGTCAGAGATTTCGCCCGGCTGACCGCCAGGCTCGCAAACGCCGAGGCGCGCCTAGATAGACTGGAGGAATGAAACGATGAACCTGGGAACAGCGACAGCCGCCCGAGGCGGGGCGGAGGAATTGGAAGACGCCGGAGATATGAACGTCGCGCCGCACCTGCGGGGGCTCGTGCAGCGCGCAAGGAATCACGCTCGCCAGCCTGGGTGTTCCTCCCAGGTTCGACCAGGCGGCGGGGGGGTGGCAATTTCCACGGGACAGACGGTCAGCCCTGAAGCTGAGGCCGACGGGATGGGACGCACTCCCATTTCCACGCCAGCCCCCCACGCCCGCCCGAAGCTCGCAGAGAGCCGCATAAGCGCGCTCACGCGCAGGTCCACCGCGCCGAAGGGCTCGTGCGAGACCTGCGCCGATGCCGAGCCGATGACTGACGAGCAGCTCAAGATGTACCCAGGATGGACTCACATCTGCGGCGTGCGCGGCTGCGGAGTCACGACGCAGGACGGATGCGCGAAGCACAAGGCCGGGATGCGCCCGGACGTCGCTGACGTGGAGGGGGTCTGAATGTGCTACTACGTAAGCGGCGTCGCAACGAAAGACGGACTATACTACTCGTCCATCGACGACCACTCTAAAATAATCGAAAAGCTGGAACTCAAAGACGAAACGTACATACGTTTCGAGATCTACCCAACCATCGGAGGGGTGGAGAACACGAACAAAAAACAACGCTCCGAAATCCCGAAAGGGCGAGTGACCAAATGGAGGTACGAACTCGACCCGAGCGGAGATGCGATACCGGAATGGTACGAGCGTGAGGCTCCGAGGATAGCGAGGGAAGCGATAATACTGGCTAAAAAAATCCACCCAGTCACGCAGAGATTGCAGACAGAACGCGATGCCATCAACGCCAAGTGGCAGACAGAACGCGATGCCCTCTACGCCAAGCGGCAGACAGAACTCGATGCCCTCTACGCCAAGCGGCAGACAGAACGCGATGCCATCAACGCCAAGTGGCAGACAGAACTCGATGCCATCAACGCCAAGCGGCAGACAGAACTCGATGCCCTCTACGCCAAGCGGCAGACAGAACGCGATGCCCTCTACGCCAAGCGGCAGACAGAACTCGATGCCATCAACGCCAAGTGGCAGCCAGAACTCGATGCCATCAACGCCAAGCTTGTCAGAGCGGTCGGAAAGGCGGGAACGTTCGTGAAATTGGAGGTGGTCTGAATGTGCTACTACGTAAGCGGCGTCGCAACGAAAGACGAACTATACTACTCGTCCATCGACGACCACTCTAAAATAATCGAAAAGCTGGAACTCAAAGACGAAACGTACATACGTT